TGCAAAGGGCAAGAAGTCTTCTATGGTAAGAAAGAAAGGCATGTAATGCCAGAGTGCAAATGCGGCAACTGCGGTTGCGGAAAGAAGGACCCTAATGGCTAAACCATTTGAAAAGGGAAAGTACACAGAAGACAAAGATAAAAAGAAAGACGCCAAGATGCTCAAAAAGGCTGGTTTTGATAAAGACGAAAAGGCCAAGTTTGAGAAGGCTGATAAGGCTCACGGCAAGAAGAAGAAGCCAAAGACCATGGCTGAAGATAAGAAGATTGACGCAAAAATTATTAAGAAAGTAAAGAAGTCCGATAAGGACGACAAAAAGAAGTAGAAGCTTGGGCCCCCGAAAGGGGGCCTTTTGCTTTATTATTGAACTGATTCCATGCGGGAATCAAAGCTGTACCCCTTGCGTTCGACCCTGATACTCCATTGGAGATTGCTATGTCCTATTTGTACAGAGACAAAGAAAGAAAAGTCTCAGAACCTACTGAAGCAGACTTTGCTCGAGGGTTCGCAGATGCAGCTACTGACCGTAAGGGTATTAGTTCATTTTGGGTAGGATTAGCCATAGGGGCGTTAGCAAGTAAAGTGGTACGGCGTAAATGAACAATAAAGAATTAGTTCCCGCCCTCACTCAGTCTACTAAGACTTTAAACAAGCCTTTAACCCAAGCTTTGCGAAAAGACGCACTTTCTGCTGGGTGGCCTGTGGCATTAACAAAACAACTTCGTGTAGTGATTACAGATTCATCTATGGATGTTGAGTATCCAGAAAACATCTCTTCAAGAGTAGAGAATTTAGAGTACGGCGATGGGGTTACTCCTCCTAGCCCTGTGTTTAGAAAATTTGCAAAAGCAAACAAAACTAAAATTGAAAATTCTCTTGTAGATACATCTATAGATTATCTATTTGACCAGGGGGTTCTTCCATGAGTTTTATTATTGCTGAAGACCAAGCATTAAAAACTTTAATGCAGGGAATAGTTGTATCAGATGAAAAAAATAACACTCGCTCTGTACAAGCATGGTTCTCTAACCCTGACCCAGAATTAAGAAATCAATCGTATCCTTATGTAACAATTGAATTAATTGGCGTAGAATGGGCTAACTATAGACAAGCATCTGGTTTTTTTATTGATAACGATAGACAAGGAACTGTATCACCTTCAAGCGGAGAAGTTTTTGAATATGAAGTTCCAGCTGCTTGGGATTTGATGTATCAAATAACTAGTTATTCTCGCCACCCTCGTCACGACAGAGCAATAATTGCTCATTTATTAAATAATGATTTTGTTGCTAACAGAGGATTTTTACCAGTGCCAAATGAGCTAGGAACTCAAACTTCCTACAGGCACATCATCCTACAAGATTTCGCTAAACGAGACACAGTAGAAGACGGACGTCGGTTATTCCGAAACGTGTTCACTGTTCTTGTAACAAGCGAAAGTACCCCAACTAGCGGAGATTCCGTTGCTTGGGTAGAGGAAGTACTGATAAACGAAAACCCAACGAACATCCCATCCGGACTATCAGAAGTTTAATACTCGTAACCTAATGAAACTAAACTAAGGAGAACACCTAATGTCTTACCTACGTCCTGGTGTGTATGTTGAGGAAACCCTCAATCCAATACCACCATTAGCGGGGCCATCATCAACTTCGGTTGCTGCATTTATTGGCGCTGCAGATAAGGGTCCTACAGACCCAACATTGGTTACTTCGTGGACTCAGTACACTAGCCTGTACGGTTCATGGGGTACTTTAAATACATTAACAACCGCTGTTTACTTATTCTTTGCAAACGGTGGAAACCAAGCTTGGATTAAAAGAGTAACTGCTGGTGCTGCTGCTCCTGCAACACGTTCATTTGATGACCGTTCTGCAACAACAGACCCAACACTAACCATCTTTGCTAAAAACGCTGGTACTTGGGGAAATAGTGTTTACATCACAATCACTAACTCTTCACTAGCTAACCACTTTGATATAGCTGTGTTTAACGGTGGAACAACCTCAGCATTTCTTGCTGAACGTTTTACTGATTTAAACATGACAGTTGGAGATGCTCGTTATGCTCCTACTGCTATTAACAACACGTCAACTATCATTACAGCTGTAGACGCAAACTCTGCAGCAACTGGCGCAACTAGAAATCCAGGCATCGTATCACTAGAGCCACTTGCAGCAGGAGCCAACGGTACAGCAGTAACAGAATCAGATATTGCAAACGGAATGCCTGCTTTTGACACAGTAACAAGCCCATTAGTGCTTAACGCACCTGGAGTAGTTTCTTCAGCTGCTATTAACAACATCCTTTCTTATGCTGAAGGACGCGACGACGTGTTTGTTGTTATTGATGGTATGAACGACACAGTAGCAAATCAAATGACACGTGCAGCTGCGTATACAAGCTCTTCTCTTGGAGCTGTGTATTACCCTAACTTAACTATTCCAAGCAACACTTCTTCAAGCCCAGGAGCTACAGAAACAGCTTTCTGCGGTGGAGCAATTGTTGGACAATACATCTCAACAGATGTGTCTCGTGGAGTATTCAAAGCACCAGCTGGTGTAAACAATAGAATTGCTGGAGCAGTTGCTGTTACTAAGTTGACTAACGCTAACTTAGACACAATGAACAGTGCATCTGCGCCTGTAAACGCTATTCGATTTATCCCAGGTTCAGGAATTGTAGTAATGGGTTCTCGTACTCTTAAAGCAGGATACGCAGACCGTTACGTACCAGTTCGTCGTTCCCTAATTTATCTACGCAAAGCGCTAACTGATTTAACAACCTTTGCAGTATTTGAACCTAACGATGCAGTACTATGGCGTCGTATCACAGCTTCTCTGGAAGGTTTCCTAACTGACTACTGGTCACAAGGCGGTCTACGTGGAGCAACCCCAGCAGATGCATTCTTTGTTAAGTGCGATAGCTCAACTAACCCACTTATCAAGGTAGACAATGGAGAAGTTAATATGGAAATTGGAGTGGCCCTCCAAAGACCAGCTGAATTCGTTGTAATCAAAATCGGTCAGTATGATGGTGGCAGCACCGTCACTGTGGCGTAAGGAGAATAAAACATGGCCACCAGTAATATCTCGCGCTTTTCTAAACTTGCGACAGACCCACTTCGCAGTTTTAGATTTTATGCGCAATTTACGCCTGCAGAAACTAAGGCGTATGCAACAAAAGACTTCACTACTTTTAGTGGAGGCTTTACAAATATCTCTGGGTTATCTATTAACACACAGAGCATTGGATACCGTGAAGGTGGATACAACACTACGTTGCACCAAGTTCCAGGTATGACAACATTTTCACCAGTTACCTTCCAAAGAGGAACACTGTTTGGAAATGACCAAGCAATCAACTGGATGCGTGGAATGTTCGCTGCAGCTTCTGGAGACGGTATCGCTGTAGGAGCAGGAACAAGTTCATTCCGTTGTGATGTTAACATCTGGGTTATGGACCATCCAGTTGCGGATAGTGGAGAAAACTCATTTAAGATGCGCTTCAAGATTCACAACGCTTGGATTTCAAGCCTAAGCTACTCAGACCTAAACGCAACAGATAACCAAATTCTATTTGAAACAATGCAACTAGTACACGAAGGTCTTTCAGTCTCCTTTACAGGAGCAACTGGAGATGTTCGTGCTGGAGATGCAAAAGGTTAAACAAACTAACTAAGGAGAATAAATCGTGGCAGAACAATTAGTTACAGACCAGTCACTACTCGATAAATTGACCAAGAGTATTGAAGAGCCTGCAGTTGAAGTAAAGACTGTACCGCCTTCAAATTCAGAGGTGACTCTTCCCGGAGGATATATCAATCGGGAAGGGTCCCTAGTCAAATATGCAGAAGTGCGTGAATTGACGGGTGTAGATGAAGAAGCTATATCTAAAGCAGGTTCTATTGGAAGAGCATTGAACGTAATGCTACAACGAGGACTTGTTAGCTTAGGTATGGAGAAAGCCAACAAAGAAGACTTGGACAGCCTGTTATCAGGTGACCGAGATGCAATTCTTGTTGGAATTCGATGCGTTACCTTTGGGTCTAAAGTTGATTTTAATATCACTTGCCCATTTTGTAAGACAGCTCTAGACGTAACAGTGGATATAAAAGACGGCATACCAGTGCGTGAACTTGCAGACCCTATTGAAGATAGAACCTTCGTCTATCAATCAAAATTAGGAGAAGTTCTTGTTAATTTACCTAACGGGTCAGTTCAAAGAAAACTCATGGAAAACACGGATAAAACCGTGGCAGAGTTAAACACAATGCTTCTTGCTGGATGCATTTCTACTATTAACGGAGCACCCTCTTTAGGAGCGGTTTCTGTATTAAAACTAGGAATGTCTGACAGAAGTAAAATCATTGAAGAAATTTTAACTCGTAATCCAGGACCCCGCCTCGGGGAGGTGAGTACGGCCTGTGAGGCATGTGGTGAAGATATAGCTATGCCACTGAGCCTGGCCGACTTGTTTCGTCTATAAAGACGCGGATTATGAGAACCTGTTAGACCAGTACGAATTTTTGACACGTTCGTTTCCAGGATGGACGTTAGAAGATATTCGTTCTTTATCAGTTAGAGAACGATTTAATTGGATTTCAAGAGCTAAACGTAAATAGGAGGTGATTAGCAAATGAGTATTCTTAGTGGAATGAATCTTGGCGGTAGTGGGCAAGCTAAAAAAATTCAGCTAGTCACCGACCTACGTGAAGAATACAATAAATTAAATCAAGTTCTTCAAAAAACAAAAGAACTATCTGCGGACATTGCAGCTAATTTAAAAGCAGGAAAAGGAACTGGAGCTTTTGCCGTAGCAGGCGGAGGCGGACCTGGAGTTCCACAAATGCCTGGTGCTGGTTCTTTAGGAGGGTTTGTACAACCTCCTAATAGAAACCAACAAGCAGCTAATGAATCATCTAGTGGTATGAGTTTTGGTGGGGCAGTAGCTAGAGCCCTTCCATACGCTGTAGCAGGTATTGGCCTTGCTGCAACAATGTTGCCTACAAATCAACAAGCAATTGAACGTAACTTTACTGAAGCACGTTTAAATTTTGTGTCTAACGGTGGAGCTCGAGGCATGATTCGTAACGCAATGCAAACTGGAACAGGAACCTCGCCGGAAGACGCAGCCCGTGCAGCAATGATGGGCATAAGCGCTGGAATGATTCCAGGATTTGGACAAAACGATTCTTTGTCCGCAGCTGCTTCATTCTCAAATCTTGCGCCTGGCGTAGGTATACAAGGCGGTATGGCTGCTGCTATTGCTCTAAATCAAGCACCTAGCGTAAACAAACTTCGTATGATTGGTATAAATGTACGAGGTGTCGATGGGTTTATGAGAAAACCTGAAGATATTGCTAACGATGTGTGGAAACAATTAACTAATGCAGCTGGTGGAAAGAAAATAACAAAAGACGCTATTGCTCTATCTTTGCAACCAGGTAATGCTATTTCTTCTTTTTTAAATCAATACTTTGGCGAATCGCCAGAACTACGTATGGCTATTGCTAATGCACTTTATGTAAAAGGGTCTGGTGCAGAATTAGATAAAGAATCATTAGAAGCAAGCGGATTAATTCCAAAAATAGCTGTGAGCGAAGGAGAGAGAAACGCAGCATCTTCCGATGTTGTTGCCTCTGCATCTGATTATCAAATTAAAGGAATTATAGAAGCTAACACGCTTCTTACAACGGGTGCTAAAAATTTTAATAAACATGTAGACGACTTTGGTTACATTATTAAACAGTTCTCTAAAATAGAAACATTAGCGGGCGGAGGAAATAACGGACTTGGCGGGTTAATGGGTGGTATAGGTGGCTTAGTTCTTAACGGACTAACTGCTTTCCTAGGAGCTCTATTTGGCGGCGGTGGTGGAAAAGGTGGCAAGTTTAAAAGGTTTGGGTTGCCAGCTCTTTTTGCAGCAGGTGCAACGTACGGAGTAAACAAAATATTTAATACAGATATGACTGACGAAGAGCCTGATGGTGGTCAGGGCGGTGGCGATGGCAACGAAGCCATGTATACAGCAGTTAAACCTATAAGCGGAAGCCCTAGAATAACTAGTCCTTACGGTGAAGTAAGGCATTTGGTATTTAATGGAAAGAAAAGCCCATCTTACGGAAAACCTCATGGAGGAGTAGATTACGGAGTTGCTACAGGAACTCCAGTAATGGCTGTTAAAGATGGAATAGTACAGCCTACGGGTTATGATTCTGACGGATTTGGTAACTATGTAAAAGTGTTACATGACGATGGGTACACAAGTTATTACGGACATTTGTCTAGCAAAGGCGTACCTGAAGGCTCCCATATAAAAGCCGGACAAGTTATTGGTTTAAGCGGAAACTCAGGTAACAGTACTGGTCCTCATCTTCACTTTGAAGTACGAAGAGGTGAGTCTAAAGTAGACCCACTCGGCTATTTAAGTGGAGCGGCTTCTTTAGACGCTAGTTCTGCTTCAAGTGTTTACGCAGCAACTTCTGCAGAAGGACTTGGAGTATCAGGCGTATCGTTGTTTGATATGAAATCAGGAACGCCTTTATTTGCAAAAAGCGGTGGAGCTGGTGGAAGTGAAATTGGTGGTGGCAGCACCCACACTAACTACGGTGGAGTAGTTGTAAACATTAACGTACCTAAAGGAACTGCAATTGACGAAAAGAAACTTGCAAGAGAAGTTAAAAACATCCTTGTTAACGAAGATTCTATTAGAATGGCGGTAAGTCGATAATGCCATTTCCTTTAATACCTGTTGTCATAGGAGCCACAAGAGTAGGCGTTACAGCACTCCCTAAGTTACGTTCAATGGTTCAAATAAAAAAAGCTGCATCTGCAGCTAAAGCTGTTAAACCTGCTACTGCTAAAGGAGCTGCTAAATCAGCTAAAGCAGCAAAGCCTGGAACTAGCAAACTTACAAAAACTGCAACTGGTTATGGCATAGGAAGCGTTGCATCAAAAGTACTAACAAAAAAAGCACTTGGAAGAACAGTTACTGTAGCTTCTGTAGGTGCCGTCGTTGTTCCACCGTTAATTGATAAGATTTCTAAAAGGGATACTAAATCAACTTCTACAGATAGAACTACTGCAAAAGATAAGACTAAAGCAGAAGTGGCTACTGATGGGGACACTACCCCGTCTCCAAAACCGGAAGCTGACCCAAGTGAATACAAATGGAATTTGCCACCTCACAAATGGAGCATGCCTTTAACGCCTACTTTGGTAAACAACGTAGGCGGCGGGTACAACGATTTTGGAAAACCAAATCGTTCTAGCGAAGCCTATCGTCGTGGTCGTATTTGGTGGAATTCAAGTGCAGATATAGACGTTACCGTTGGTTCTTCAAATAAGGACAACGAAAACTATAAAGTAGTAAAACAAGCGTCTGACAATGAAAGAAAATATGGTTTTCAATTTTTATGGAATCCAGAATCTTTTTCAACAACTGTTCAAACAGAATTGACAACAACTCCAGACGTAAAAGATATGTTCTTATCTTGGGTAGCGGCTTTTCCAGCTAATGAAGTAATTAGTTTTAATATTATTTTAGATAGAACCAATGATTTTGCTTGTGCAAACGCTAAATTTGAACGACCAGGGTTAAACACATCAAATATTTATGGTGTACCCCCAGCTCAAGTATCTCAATACAGACCTGACCAGTCTTACGACAACAAGGTGACTGAAAGGGGTCTGTTGAGAAACTCAGTGAGAGAGTTTTCTGAATATTACAGTGGAAACACCTCTTTTCAAACTAGTGCTGAGCAATTAGAAGATAAGTTACTTGACTTATTTGAAAGAGGAACTATTGCGGATGTTGAATACCTATACAGAGCTATTAATGGTCCTGGAGCTGGAGACACTCTTTGGACTAATAGACGAGGAATACAAACAGCTGACATTGGCTATTTAATACCTACACTATTAAATATTGATATTGGTCCCCTTGCTTACAGAGGGTATGTCACTAGTCTAGGAGTTCAACATGTGAGGTTTACCCCTGACATGATTCCTATTTCTACAAGGGTATCAATAAATCTAAACCTCCTTGCAACCGCAGGACTTACAAGTAGTAAGGGATAATAATGCCAATTAGACTAGGTTCACGGTATGAGCTTTCTGTTGTTGATTTTATTTCTTTTGAGCCTGACGAAGACGCATACCCAGTTGTTTTTTATGAATTTGATGAGTTAGGTATCCTTACGTATCAAGAGTACCCATACAAACAAGGAGAACGACTAGACAACATTGCTATGAAATTTTATGGCAAACCAAGTTTTTGGTGGATAATTATGGAAGCTAACCCTGAAATTGAAGATATACAAAATATTCCAGCTGGTACTTTCTTAAGGATTCCTCGTGTTTAATAGTGTAAAAGTTAATTTTCCTACCAGCTTTGCTCAACCAGAGCGTGTTCACACTGCCTATATTAAACAAGGGCTGTTTAATCACGAGTTTGCAACCATTCACTTTCGTGACTGGGGGGTAGATGTATCTAGAGTTAAGCCCGGAACTCCAATAACTTTAAATATTGGAAAAAGAGAGTTTGTTGGGTACGTTCATCACATAAAGGCTGATATGACTGGAGCTTCTAATTTTATTGAAGTTTCAGCAATTGGTGCTTCTTATGTAATGCGTCAAGCTAGCCAAGATGTGTTTAGAAATGTAACCGCTAGTGAGATTGCTCAAAAGATTGCTGTAGAAAATGGTTTTTCTTATAAAATTGAACCGCATCCAAGGGTGTACCCTCAAATATCTCAGGCGGGGTTAACTGATTGGGAGTTTTTACGAAAACTAGCAAAACAGTGCGGATACAGTTTAAATGTAGAAGGAACTACCTTGTATTTTCAACCTCATTTAAAAGAATTTACAGAAAATCTTTCTGAAGCTTTGTATTTTACTCGAGGTGAGTACGGTACGAAAAGTTCTAAACATATATACGAATTTAATCCTGTAATTGGAGAAACTCTATCTCATGGGTTAGCAGATAAATCTGCAACTGCAGTAACGGGAATAGACCCAAGAACTGCTGAATTAATTCAGGTAACAAAACAAAGACGTTCAACCCCTACTAGAAAAAAAGCTCAAACGGAACTATTTGATAAATACGCTACTACGGTAGTTGTAAACGATTTTGAAGTAGCTACTTATGAAGCAGAAGCTGCTGATGAAAACTCTAAATTCCCATACCGAGCTACTGCTGTAGTTTTTGGAGACTCTA